CGAGCAATAGGTAACTCTTCAGTTAATTCATACCAGTAGTAAACTCTATTCTTATACGCGGATGATACCGAGTAATTAGAAATAGAGGCAGACGTCTCCATAACACCTTTCTGAGTTTGGACTGCCTTAATTAGCTCGCGTCTAGGAGCAGCAGATCGCATATAAAATGCATTCTGAGCTTCATAAACGTCTGATAATAAAGGAAGCCATCCATATTGCAACTCCAACCAACGTCCAGCCAAATCTTTAGTTGTTAATTTTCCACCTTCCAGATGTACACTTGGTCGTGTACTGTTAGGATGGCGGTAATTTCCAATTATCGATGAGTTGGCGTCGAATTGAGAGCGAAAGCGACGTAACGCGGTTGATATTTCACCGTGTCTAACGTCCCTTGCAGCTAAGGCTATCGAGCGTAAGTTATCCTTGACCATTCCGATGGTCATCGTTCCCTCACCAACAGCCACCGCTAAATTAAATTGGTGGTTCTTGATTTTGGAAACTAACTTATTCTGTGCAGAGAGTATCATGTTGTTATCAGGATACAAAGGCGTACCACTACTGGACATCCATGCATTATAACCATCGCCTTTTGTGCGACGGAACATAGTCATGTCTACCGAGTAAGGGTTCCATTTATCCCTGACAACTCCATCGACAATCTCTGTTTTACCATCAGTCCCTACTTTTGAGATATACTCATAATAAGGTGATGAACCGGTATTACTACCGGCGGTAAAGCTCGAAGTAGTCATGAATCACTCCCAAAGGTATTTAATCTTTGGGCCGCAGATATACTTGCGGACGGTGGAACATTGAAAAATGTTCGGGGTACCGTATAATCCCGATGAGCGCTCATTCTTCACTCTCCTTTATCCCTAAAGGATCTATTGGTCGAAGGCCAAACTGGTAGTCAAAAGACTCCCAGGAAAGACTTTGCGGATTAAAATCGCTAATATTGCTTTCGCAATCGTTAGTTATATTATCTACAAAAGGCTCTGGAAATCTAGAGCCGCCTTCGCAAGAAACACCGAGCAATGTACATAACGCATCTATCTGGTCCAGTATCTTCTGAGCACTACTAATTAATGTCGGATTTCGAACTTTCTCTAAAGAAAGGTCCGCAATCAACGACACCAAAGTAGCGTGCAAATTAGGTAACTGTTCCAGTAGTTCTGAGTAATGTATATGCATAAGTGTTCTCCAATGGAGTGAAAGAAAA